GATCCGCAAGCGACCCAACCACTACCCGTCCAAACTTTTAGTTCGGCATCTGTTGTATTGTAATAACAAGACCCAGACGCAGGGGTTCCACCTCCGTATCCAGTAGTTGCGGCTCCATCATTTGCGTAAGAGTTCGCAACCCAATTTCCTTTTAAAGCCATTAGTTAAGATCCACCCAAGTACCACTACCGCTTGCATTGGTGCAGAGCTTTAATTTATTTTCTGTTGAATGGTAATAAATAGCCCCAACTTCAACTGTTTCAGAATAAGATGTTCCGTCAGCTTTTACTTCAATATTTCCTTTCAATGCCATTTGATAATCTCCCGTAGATAATCCAATTCGATAGAATTCCCGTTTTCGTTTTCTATTAAAATTTTCATCTTAACTTATTGCCTAAACCAGTAACAATTAATTTCAATCGGTCAATTTCTTTTTGTTGCTCTTTCATTCCTTCGATTAACAGCCCAACCATATTTCCATACGCTACGTTTTTTATTTTGTCTTTCGATTGATCCGTATAAACAACTTCTGGAATAACTTTCTCAACCTCTTGAGCAACTACCCCGATAGACTTTTTCCCATCTTTAAAAAAAGTCACACCTCTAAGTTTGTCAATTTTATCAGTAGCTTTTTCAATAGTTTTAACATCGGATTTTAATCTGACATCAGACGTTGAAGTTATATCACCCGTTGCAGTTATTGCTCCCGTCACTGCGATAGTTGGCCCGATTGATACTGCCGTAGATTCCTCAATATTATCAATTACCAAAGCATCAGCGGAAGCGTCCCACGTTGCAGAAGCTCTTTCGGTTGCTCCCTCGCTCCAAATCAAAGAACTATCATCGGTGTCTTTGAGAGTTAATTTTTTAGTACCAGTAGTATTTATGACGAACGGTGGATTGCTTGCACCAGTTAAATTGATAAGGTCATATTCAAAAGCAAAAATTTGACCCATCCCCATCGCAGGGCCAGTATCATATAAACTAAAATACGATACTGCATTATCATCAATATGGAAACTAATCGCCCCGTGGTTTGCCGTTCCGCTTGCGGTTTTGGTCGTAAAACGTAATTCTTCAAGAGTTTTATTTCCCGATCCGTTTATGGCCTTAATTTCCAAACGCTCTGTCGCACTCGTCCCCAAACTTATGGTATTATTGGCATCGTTAGCATCTTCATAATTTGTCTGATCCCCTGAGAGGACTAATGTTGATCCATCAAAGGTAAAGTTTGCCGAAGCACCAAAACTCCCACTGTCATTCCATTGGACTTGGTGATCGGAACCTGCAGGGCTTGTCGTTACTGCGGAGCCGTTGACCGTGAATGCTTTACTTGCGGCCAAATCAATCCCACCATCATCAATGGTTGCAATAGTTGTCGAGTCAACTGCAAATACAATCTTACCTGCGTCCCCTGCCGAAGCGGCAGTAACAGTTGAAATAGTAACTGCATCAAGTTCCTGACTACCGCTTGCAATGTCGGAGGTAATCAACAATCTGTTCGTTGCACTCGTCCCTAAACTTATAGTTGGATCAGAATTATTGGACGCAACATAATTGGTCAGATTCCCAGTTGTTGGTAATAAAGCGTCTGTAATCGCTTTTAGGTAATCATCATTTGCCGATAAAGTGCTTATATCTGAAGCCTTAGTGGGATTCCCAACCGTAACGCTGAACCCAGCGGTATATGCCATTTAAAACCACCTTGATCTTTTTGAAGTTATATCTGGGCTACCACTTGGGTCTGCGTAGCCGTTTGCATCTGTCCAATACCCTTGATCCAATCTTTGGGTATAACTCGAACTTGTCCAATTTGGTGCTGTACTGCTTGTGTATCTTCCTGATACTAAGGTATTAATATTCCACGCTCTTATGATACTGTGCATTTTAGCAAAGTCGACATCTATGCTACGAACTTGAAATGGAGTTCCAAACCCATCCCCGTCAGCATCATCAAACTTTCCGTATAATAATCTAAATTGATCCATCGGTTTTTTGGCAAGCGATCTTGGGCCGACACCTACTGTCAACATCTCCAATTCTGTAGAAAAAGCAAGTAGCTCTCTTGTTGCGCTACGTAGCGGTTCGGTATCAAGATATATAAAATTAAAATTTAATCTTCTCCGTCTCGTAGTTTCCAGAATAGAAATTGAAGCCGAATCTTCTTGGTCATATCTTTTTAGATATTTAGTTTGGGTTGGATCGTATCTATAATTTGCGACCACTTGGTTAAGTGTAACTCTTTCTGGATCCATTGAAACTTCAAATCTTTTAGATCCTCCCGAAGCATTAGTTAAGTCGAAATCCCTATACTGATCTATTCCCGAAGTGCCGAGTATTCTAAATTTTGGAGTGTACTTGCCACCATCAATAATCATATCTGCGAAACCTTCAATTAGGGCTTCTGTGATGAGCGTATTTGAAGATACTTCTGCCGATATGTGCCGTCTTGCTTTAATTTCTGGGATATTATCTCCCCACGACGTAAAGGCCGACGAATCAATAGACCCCGAAGAAACCGATAAATGCGTTTCCAGTATGTCCTTAGTAATATCAGGAAGCGTTTCAAGCAAGTTGCCTGATGACGCTCCATTGTGAGTTGCTCCTTTTATATTGGCCGTTATTACGTCTGTCTCAGGATCATATGCTTGAGAAATGACAAACTCTGCGTTCGTTAAATCAGTGGAACTTGGAGTTATTGCCGATCCATTTTTATATACGGCCTCTATTTGTTTTATTGCGTGACTTGCAATCTTAAAAGTTTTGGTAGATGTATTGATACAAAAACAAGGGACTTTTTCTCCCCCTGCAACACCAGAAGTCCAATCTCCATAAACTATAGGGATAGCAAGATTTTCACTTTTATCTTCTACGTTTGCATAAGTGGATTTAAAAAAATTATTAGCTGGCAAAACTTTTTGGTCTTTCATTCTATCATCATCGCAATCAATAGTAACAGAAGTATCATTCATAGTAATCCCAGCAGGGAATACAACCGATCCAACAAAAACAGTTTCGTAATCGCTTGCTGTTGTCCCTTGTCCTACTTTTACCGTCACGGCTCTATTAGACCAAGTATAATCATCTAATAAAGTTTCTATTACTCCATCAGCATTGTCCAAAGTAATTGTAAGGCTGGGCAAAGTAAATCGTGGATCTAAAAGTTGACCTGTTGTCAGTGTCATTGTAGATATGCCAATTAATCTATCGTCGTAAAAAGTTCCATCCGTAAGAGTTACTGGATCTCTGGAATATCTCACAGTTTTGCCAGTAAGAGATATTTCTACAAGTTGTCTCCAATCTTGGATTGCTGATGTTGAGTCAAAAGCCATTATTCAGTTTTTTCCTCAAAAACTAATGTAGCGGTATTGTATTGGTTTACAAACTGATGAGCCATACTAAGAGGCGTTTCAAGATAACAATACATCCCATCTTTGCTTGGCCTATTTGTTGGATCTAAAGAAAGAACAATAGGTTTACTATTACCCACTTTAGTCATAATAGTAGAAAGTTTATCCGTTTGGGTTTGATCTTGTAGATTAAAATTCAAAGTAGCCCTTCTATATCTATTCCTGTTTCTAAAAAATGTTTGCCTACCAGCGACCCTACTACCTTCAGATGGATCGAACATAGCAATGCTAAAAGCCTGATCTATATTTCGTGGCGGTTCGTAATAAATACCAGCAGACATTCTTCCCACATCCAAATAAGAAGAAGTATTACCCGAATCGGCCAAAGTTACTCGCCAATATCTATAAGTCTGATCTAAAAAATAAACTATTCTTTGTAAAACATTGCTATCCGAATCCGTTGGAATAGTTAATGCTTGAGAAAAAGAAGGTGATCCCCATGAGTCCGAAGCGTTTGCTTGCAGTGTAACTGTAGCCGAAGAAGTTAAATTAAAACTAAACATAGAAAAAACTTTAATTTGTTTAGCACTTCCTAAGTCAAAACGAATCCATTCTGACGCTTTCCCCGTAGTCCTCCAAAGTTTAGCGATATGGTCGTGCAAGACATTTTCGGCAACCAAATCTGAATTAGCTTCTGAACTGTGAGTTACCGTTGAAGCGTCCCAAGCATCCATATCATATAATATTCTTATATTTGCCATTTATCCTCTATATACTTGGATCAGTTGTAATACCAGTATCATATATAACAGACCGACCTCTGGCCGATTCTCTTTGTAAAACATTTAATAAAATGTCTTTGGCATCTGTTTCCAAAAATTCTCTAACACCCTTAGAATCTATGCTTGATACATTAAAATTAAAGTGCATATTGCCACCACCACCGCCTTGAAACCCACCTCTCATTCTTGAGCTTGGGGTGATGCTTACATGCTCAGGGCCAGCCTCGCCAGCTAAAAACATTGTGGGACTACCTACCATCCCTTCGTAACCGCCAGCCGCCTTATTTAATTTCATCGCATCCGCTTCCACAGAATCTTCGAAATTCTCAGCCCTTTCTTCGTCTAACAACTCCTCAGCTTTTCTTCTAACGCTTAAATTTCTAAATGCTTTATTAACAAGCCTTGTTTCCTTTGCTGGTAGTTTTTGCCCTTTTGCGAGTTTAGGTAAAATATTGAAAACCAAGAGCCTCGCTTCGCTTTGAGTAAACCCTTCTTCTTTCACCAGTTTATTAGCAATAGCGTATCCAGTGGCATTATCTTTCAAGCCTCTGGTATTATACCCTTCAATAGATCGGACATCCTCACCGCTTACAAAATTAAAATCACCACCTCCCCGAGCAAACGCATCTTCAAGTATTCCAATATTGGTGTCTGCTCTCGCCATTGCTCGTTTCGCTTTTGAGCCTTTACCAAAAACACCAGACATAACTTTTGCCAACCCCCCTGCAACAAGCCCACCGATTGGCCCTGCAAGCATTGTCCCGACTTGCGTTGCGGCCGCACTAATAACCTGCTTAAAAGAACTGCCGTTCATACCGCCTTTAAAAGCATTACCTAAAACACTTCCAATACCTTTACTCTTATCTCCAAATTGTTCTCCAAATGAACCTAACAAATTTTTACCAAGTTCAATTTTACTACTTAAAAATCCCTTTTGTGGCATATTATCTACAAGCGTATTTTTAATCTCACCCCCGAGATTTTTACCAATAACTTTACCATCTTTTTTAGCTTCTACTTCCATTGTTTTTGTGGCATTGCTAAACGCATCTAATGTTCTATCTAAATCATCATCAACTAAATGACTTGCAGACTCAACCGTTTTCTCCATCGCACCAACAACTTTATCGGCATCTTCTCCAAAAGTAACAGCCATATCATTTGCGATGTCTTTTATCTTGTCAATACTATTACCAACATTCTCCGTTCCCTCAGCCCATCTTTCCTTAAATGTTTTTGGAGCCTCAACAGTGATAGGTGTAAAATCAATTTTATCTATAGTGAGGCCAAAGACTTCCCCGAGATTATTAAATTCCTCAATAATCGCATTCGCACCTTTTACAAACATTAATTTTATATTATTAATCCCAGAGACTAATGGCATTTTTATAAAATCCCACAAAGCCAAAAATGATTGCTTGAAAGGCTCCCAAATAATTTTCCCAGCCTCCTTCCAAATTTTTGTCATACCATTATGGAAATTGACAAACATTTCTGCCCCAGCTTTAAAAAGACCAACTAAATTACCAAGAAATTCCTCAGCAAAATCTGGAGAAGAAAACAATTCATTAAAAATGTTTTTTCCTGTATTTACAAAAGCAGTAAACAGTTCTTTGGTTGCTTTAAACATCTCACCAAAACCACCAAAAGATCGGATAAAATTATTAGTGGCTTGCATTGCTGGCATTAAGAAATCATTTATAATAGTATTAGCGGCTGGAAGTAATTCTTCACCTACTGAAATTGAAAATTCACTAATCCCAGATTTCAGTTGCTTCATAGCACCATCAAAAGAACCAAGCCTTGTTTTTGCCATATTCTCGGCAACACCACCAGATTCTTTTATTTTATCATCCAGCTTTTGGAATGCTTCGACTCCTTGAGCCCTCAAAGCATTCATAGCTCTGGCACCTTGAACACCAAAAATCTCAAAACTCTGCTGAGTAGTCATAGCCGAAGAATCCACTTCAGTCAGAATTTGTTCCATTGGTTTTATATTACCAGTAGCATCCGTAAAGGTAAGACCGAGTTTTTCAGCGGCTTTAGCGGCATCATTACTTGGATTAATCATTGACCGAAAAGCGGCATTTAAACTTGTGCCACCAATACTACCTTGCAGACCAGCATTTGCTAAAAGTCCAAGGGAAGTTGTTGTATCATCAAAACTTACACCAGCGGCCGCAGAAGTAGGGCCTACCATTTTAAAGGCTTCCCCCAGTTGAGAAACATCAGTATTAGCATTCCTAGAAGTTTGTGCTAATTTATCAACTACCCCTCCTAAATCCCCTGCCGTCATTCCCATACCAGATAAGATATTACTTGAAATATCAGCGGCCGCTCCAAGATCCATCCCAGCGGCTGAAGCAAGACTAAGCGTATCTGGCAAAGCTGTCATAATCTGATCGGTATCAAATCCAGCCATTCCTAAAAATTGGATACCTTCAGCGGCTTGATTGGCAGAAAAAGCAGTTTTGGCACCCATGTCTCTGGCAAGCATAGATAGATCGTCAAATTGTTTTCCAGTTGCACCAGTTATAGCCGAGACATCAGCCATACTTTGTTCAAATTCTCTTGCGGAATTAAAAGCGGAAGTGATACCTTTACCAACAGCCAACAACCCACCACCAGCCAAAGCCGTTAGTGCTACTTGAGATTTTTTAACACCAGATAAGAAAGACCCTTTTTTATTTTCATCATCAGAAAAAGTGACATTGACTTTCTTCTCAATCTCACCCATTCCCTTAGAAAATTGGTCATTAAGTTTTATCGCTACTGTTAGCTGTTGTGTCTGTGATGCCATTTTGCGATTCTTTCAGAATATTGTGTGCTTCATCTTGTATTACATCGAAACCTTCAGTTATAATACAAGGCAATTTTATTAATTCTTTATAGTCAATATGTCTTTTATAATGCACACCTTCTACAGAATGTGATAGATCGTGGACATCGTAAATAGCACGACTCAGATTATTAATTTTTAAAGCTGGGCAACCTAAAAATGCTACTTCACCTAATGTGCCAGCCCTATCTTCCCCAGCAGGGTGACCACAAAAATCTGGTTTCCTTCTTTGGAAACAATTTAAGCATCCTCTTTCGTTTCCAAGTTGGAACCATCTGGTCGTGCTACGTAGTTTTTTAATTCTTCGCCTGTAAGATGTGCTGTTTCACTTAAGACGCTTATTATTTCCATTATTAAAGAATTGTCTTGTGAATCAGATGTTGGATTTGGAATATTTAAAAAAACATCTATTGGATCTGTTTTTTCATCACCGTCAAATAAGAAATTCTTAAAATCCTTAGTATGACCAGAAAATCTTTTAATTAATTTTAACACTTCAAGGGGCATACCCTTTATTTGATCTGTATATTCTGGATTTTCTATGTATCTTTTTAGTTCTTTATCTCGCCATTTAAAAATATCTTTTTCGTTTTCTTCATACAAAGTATCTATAGGTCTTAATCTTTTAATTTTCAGACTAAGCTGTTCTTCTTCTGATAAAGATCTATTATTTTTCCAAACTGGCACATAATCAAACCAAACAATTCCTAATTCCATTTAGAGTCCTTTGCGTCAAGGGATGCAGTGCTTTTCTAAAATTTTTAGACGGCTGACGCATGGCCGACACCGCACCCCCAAGGTCATGCGTCATTAATCAAATACTAAAGTAATCTCATCATCTCCACTGCTTGAAGCTAATGCTTGAAAGTTAGCAGTATATCTTACCATTTCGCTCTCAGGTGAATCTCGTTGAGTGGGTTGGAATTTTGTAGTATTCATATTTATTTTTAATCTTTTTCCCGAGTCAGTTCCCAAAGTCATAACCACATCTTTGGAAACGCCTCTACGGAATTCAGTAAATAAATTTGCTTCATCTTTACGAACAAGAAAATCAAAGCTACCTGTAACTTCTCGGTAGGTTGGCATCGTAACATCAGAAGAAGAAGTTGAACCATATTCCGTATTTAATAAATCAAGGCCTGTAGCTATATTAAGCGACCCACCTAAATGGGTTATAGTTGAAGAACCATTATCAAGTGACAAGCTACCTTGAGTCCCAAACAAAGCATCTCCACCCAGAGTAGGCGTTGGAGTATAAGGGACAACAGCGTCATCATCTGCAACTGTTGTAGATGCTATTGTCAAAGTATTTGTTGAATAATTAACAGCAGTAACTTGTATATCGGT